TGTTGGTGCGATCGTAGAAAACCTCCCAATGATTATTGATTCTGCTATGCAAATTGTGACGACTCTACTTCAGGGGCTTATTGAGGCTCTACCTCAAATCACAGAAGGAGCACTCTACCTGGTTCTTAGTTTGGTAGACGGAATCATTGCCAATCTTCCCGCCTTAGTCGAAGCTGCCTTAACAATGATTGTGACGCTTGCAACCGGAATAGGCGAGGCTTTACCTAACCTTATTCCCTCTATTGTCTCTGCAATTCTATTAATCGTTGAGACTATCATAAATAATCTCGACATGGTTTTAGAGGCAGCTTTTAAAATTATTGAAGGTTTGGCTGTAGGAATTATCAATGCTTTACCTCGATTAATCGAAGCACTGCCCGCAATTATTACATCCATCATTAATTTTATAACTGGAAATCTACCAAAAATAATCGAGATGGGAATTACCTTAATCATTCAATTGGCAGCGGGGCTAATCAGAGCGATTCCTCAACTTGTAGGCCAGTTACCACAGATTGTTTCTGCAATCATAGTTGGAATAGGAAAAGCGGCACTCTCCATTGGAGAAATTGGGGTAAATATCGTTCGTGGGCTTTGGAACGGGATTTCTTCCATGATTGGATGGATCAAAAGCAAGGTTAGTAATTTTGTAGGTGGCATTGTTAGCAGTGTAAAAGGGGTTCTCGGAATCCGCTCGCCTTCGAAAGTGTTTGCTGGGATCGGGGAGAATATGGGTGAAGGGATTGGTGTAGGATTCTCTGATGCCATGGGCAATGTAGAAAAGGAAATGGAAGGCGCTATTCCTACTGATTTTGATTTAAATATGGATAGCGTAGTAACTGGAGTTGAAGGTGGAAAGAGCGGTGCAGCATTTGATGTCACGATTCCGCTAACGATTGACGGGAATGTATTAACTAGGGTCATAGCCCAACTTCAATGGAATCAAAATACAGTAACCGTTAGAAACCTAGGAGTCGCTGGTTCATAAAAGGAGGGCAGATTGGTGATTGAAGTCTATGCAGGAAGCACATTAATACAGACGATCCGAAAAGTGATGTCAGCAAATATAAGAGAAACACTTGAAGGAGAATTCACGCTGTCGTTTACCGTTCTAGCCAAGTCTGCCCTTGCTTTAAAAACGAAACAGCTGGCGAAGTTAAATGATCAGTATTTTGAGATTGTGCAGATTACGAAGTCATTACAAGGTAGTTTGCCAGTCTGTTCTGTGACTTGTGAGCATGTATCCTACATTTTAAATGATGAGATTTTTAATATAGATGATTTTGATTTTACGGGAGATCCTGCAGCTGGATTGAATCAGCTTTTATCAGGAACTCCTTTTTCAGCAGGAACAATTGATTTTACCGAAAGCTGTACCATGAAAATCAATCAGGAAGTAACCAAAAGGGCAGCTCTCATGCAGTACATTGCCATCTTGGGTGGCGAAATTGAATACAATGGCTATTTAATTAATATTCGACAGCATCGAGGAAGTAGCGAGTATCAGCCAGTGATGGGTTCGAAAAACGTTACCGATGTATCTGTTTCTCATGATTCAAGGGAAAATGCCTCTTCGTACAATATCTCTTTCTTTAAACTATTAAATTTAGCAGTCGGAGATAATGTACATATTGTGTTCAAACCACTCGGTATTGATGTGAAAACAAGGATTATATCTTTGGAGTACAATCCTTTTTATCGCTATGACATTCGAGTAGAAGTAGGAAGGTATAAACCAAGTATTTCTGATACCTTTTACCGCATTGAAAACTCAATGAATAAGGTGGAAAGCTCGCTAAATGATGTGGGCAGTTCCGTAAATGGACTGCAGTACCAAATGGATCAGCTTGGCGTTTCTTATACGATAGTAAAGAATTTGACGATTGATGAAACTATGATTCATGTAACCTATGAAGTTGAAAAAGGAGATACGCATCAATACTTTGCTGATTATAGTTATACATCTGATAGTAACGGACGAATCACAAGCATTACTTTACAAGATATTTTTTCAGAGTTGTTGTTAAAAGAAGTTTCGACTTTGACAGTGGATGCTGCGAGGTTTGATATCGTCTATGCTGATGGAGAGACGGCAAGTTACAACTATTCAACAGATAGCAGTGGAAGAATTACCGGAATTGAAAAGGTGGTGGAAGGATGAGTTATCACAGGAATTTCAATAATACATTAGCTATTTGGGCCGCTTTTGGTGGTAGAGGTGAACTCATTCTTCCCATCCCCACCTTAAGTTGGCAAAGAAAATATTATAATGACTTTGGTTACACACAGTATGGCAGTGAAAGGCAAATTAACGTGTACGATAATGGGAATGCACAGATTGCTGTGTATTATGCTAAAACGCCGTATATGTCTTATTTCAATAAAAGTACTGGGGAATGGACAATAGTGGATGTTCCTTGGTGGAGCTATGGCCAACCAGAAATTTTGTATGCTGGCGGTGGAGTGTTTTTAGCAAAGATAGTAGGGCTTGCTAATATCATTGCTTCTTTTGATGGCATCACTTGGCATAACGCTGGGTACTGCCAAGGGGCACAAAACTCCATGACCACAGGGGCCTATGATTCTAGTATTGGTTCTGGAGTCGTTAGCTGGTGGTACTACAAGTCGCCGGTGTATTACAGTTTTGATTCGTTAACAGAAAGAACAGCTTGGACATTGGTAGGAGCGGATGGTTCATCGGTTCCTATCTTTAGTTACATGACCACACATAAAGGAAAGTTTGTTGGTGTTGTTGGTGGAGATCGTTCCATTGCGGCAGCAAGCACCTCAAGCCCAGGTTCTTGGACCACAACGATTCCAGAGGATTTAAATACATATTATATGTATGTCCGTTCCGTTCACGATAAGCTCTTTTTGATGAAATACCGCTATGTTAGTGGAATCTTTCATGTGAATCTTTGTGTAATGAACGACAGTGCGACCGAACTTACAGAAACCAATTTATCTCATGTCGGGGATCTCGCCAATAATAACATTCCGAATCCAGAAAACATTGTCTGGATGGAAGATTGGGGAAAATATGCTTTATTTAATGAGAGTATGCTATATGTCTCAGCTGATGGACTGACTTGGGAAGGAGTCGAACAACCGGGATTTACTACCACTAATTCCGATACATTTGGCGGGGCTATCTATGTACCGGGTGACGGGTTTTATGTGAAAGCTAGTGGTTATGTGTATTATGCACCCTATTAAATAACGAAAATACAGGCGCTTTGTGGCTCTCTTGTCACAGGCGTCTTTTTATATAGATTAGTACAGGTTGGAGAGCGAGGGGAGAAACATGGCAATAAAAGAGTTTTGGATAGTTGTACAAACAGTAATTGCTGCAATGGGCGGTTGGTTGGGTTGGTTCCTTGGGGGACTTGATGGATTTTTATATGCTCTCATTATTTTTGTCATTGTGGATTACATTACCGGCATTATGGTGGCGATCATCAATAAAGAGCTTTCAAGTGAAATTGGTGCACGAGGGATTTTCAAGAAGATCCTTATTTTTATACTTGTCGGGATTGCTCATATCATTGACAGCCGACTGATTGGTGAGGGAAGTGTCATCCGCACAGCCGTCATCTTTTTTTACCTTTCCAATGAAGGAATTAGCATTATAGAAAATTCCACAAGAATTGGACTTCCGGTACCACAAAAACTGAAAGATGTTTTAGCTCAGTTGCATGGAAAATCGAAGGGAGAAGATGAGAATGGAACTAAACGTTAAGTATATGACCAGAAATGATTGTTTTACTGCTGGAAGGAAGATTACTCCTAAAGGGATCATGGTCCATTCCACTGCGACACCGGGTGTCATGGCTGCCGATTGGTTTAGTCGTTGGAATAAATCCTACGAAGCGGGTGAAACCAATCGACAGGTTGCTGTTCATGCCTTTGTTGATGATAAAGGGGTGTGGCAGTACTTGCCTTGGAATCATCGCGGTTGGCATGCAGGAGGTGCGGCGAATAATACGCATATTGGTTTTGAGATTTGTGAGCCTGGTGGGTTTTCTTATGGGAAAGGATCGGCGATGGTAGGCTATAACGTTTCAAAGAATGAAGCTTATTTTAGGAAGGCTTGGAAGAATGCAGTGGAACTTTGTGTGATACTTTGCCGACAATATGATTTAACAGAAGAGGATATCATTTGCCACTCTGAAGGAGCTAATAGAAGAATCGCAAGCAATCATGCAGATGTAATGCATTGGTTTCCGAAGCATGGTGAAAGTATGAATTCCTTTAGAGCTGCAGTTAGAGCAGCATTAAATAAAGAAAATAGTCATGCAGCAGGAGCGCCGGGTATTCAGGTGGGCGATGTGGTTGCTATAAAAGATTCTGCTCTTAGGTATTATCCTGGTGGGGCTGCGATTCCAGAATGGGTAAAGACAGGCTCTCATCATAAAGTTACACAGATTGTATCTATTGGAAAGGCAGTCGTAAAAGGCGGTAGACAATGTGTGTTACTTGGCAAAAAAGTAGATAAGAAGACAGGAAAGGAATCGGCAGGGATTATGAGCTGGATCGAGACAGGTTCCTTGATTGTATTGAAATCTTCTAGTCCAATCAAAAAGCCGCCTGATGAAAAGACTTTATATCGAGTGCAAGTTGGCGCATTTTCAAATAAGAAAAATGCAGAAGTATTGCTAGAAAAAATAAAGAAAGCAGGGTTTGATGGCTTTATTAAGAAGGGTTAAAGCGGGATTACAAGGGCTGATAATTCTTAGGATATCAGCTCTTTTTTCTGCTTTTTATCTATTTAATTACTTGCTATTAGGATGGAATTAAGTGATATATACAATAACCAAAAAAGCTGATGAACCCTTGATACAGAGGGGATTCAGCAGTTTCTTTTGGGGAGCCATGATTGAATAGAAGGAGCCAGGTGTTAAGAAATAGGGCTAAAAATTGAAAGGAGGCAAAAACATGGCAGAAGCATTATTTGGTTCATTTAGACAAAGTGCAGGTGGTCTATCATTAATGGATCCACTAGCAGAACAACCTAAGAAATTAAGAGTGGCTGCATATGTACGAGTCAGCAGCCTCTTAGATGAACAAGAAGGATCTTTTGATAACCAAAAGACACATTACACTCAATTAATTCGCTCCACACCGGGTTGGAAGATGGTTGACATTTATACAGACCAAGGAAGGTCTGGGACTTCGATGGCGAAGCGACCAGGCTTTAATCGAATGATTCGACACGCTTATGAAAAGAAAATTGATATCATCCTTTGCAAGTCGGTGTCCAGATTTGCGAGGAATGTACTTGACGCCATTAACACGATTCGAGAACTGACTGAGTTGGGAGTTCGAATTATTTTTGACAAAGAAAATATAGACACAGGCGATATGGCGAGTGAATTTATCCTCACCATGTTATCTGCGACAGCACAGGAAGAGAGCCGAAGTATTTCAGAGAATATTAATTGGGCACTAGAAAAGCGGTATGAAAGAGGCGAACCAGTCTTTGTTAGAAAGCTGGGCTACCAAAAGAACGAACAGAAAGAATGGATCATCATAGAAGAAGAAGCAGACATTGTTCGAGAAGCATTTGAAGAAGCATTGAATGGAAAGACACCTGCTCAAATTGCTAAGCAATTCATAAAAAAGAGATATAAGAAAATTAACGGACGAACAGATTGGACTTCCACCACAGTTCGATTGATGCTACTCAATCGGGACTACACAGGAGATGTCATTTGCCAAAAATACTATACAGAAAGTTACCTTTCCCATAAGAGAGTGGCCAATAATGGAGAACGAAATCAGTATTTTATCGAGAACCACCACGAACCGATTGTGAGCCGAGAAACATTTGAAGCAGTCCAACGGGAACTAGAGAGGCGTAAAAAGCCAAATAAAAATAAAAAGGTAAATCGCTACCCGCTTTCCAGCCGGATTCAATGTGGGAAATGCGGGGGGAATTTACATCGATTCATTTGTAAAGGAGTGGTTAGATGGCGGTGTGAGAATAACGTAAGAAGCAAAGAACTGTGTACCATGGGAAGCATTAAAGAAGATGTGATTAGGGAAGCCATGCAAGATGCTTTTCTCGAGCGTTACCGGCTGGCACGGTTTATGTACGACATGGAGAGAATGAAAAAGGATCTTACAAGAGCTGTTGCTGCAAGGGACTTTTCTTACAACAGACTTCGCTTGGATTTAGAACAAATTTTATTAGAAGAGAATATTGCACTTATTAATGCCAATGGATCTGAAGCGGAAAGTACAGATGAGAAACTTGAGGAACTGGCATCAAAAAGAGCATCTGTTGAAAAGGAACTAAAGGTAAAGGAAGACTGGTGGGAACTATTGGATCAAGATTTCGCATTTAGAGAAGAAGCAAAGACAAAACTCATGGAACTAGATGCAGTGAGGGATCCATCTAAACAATTACAAAAAGAACTTCAAAATATTTCATTCTTAAGGGCATGGGTAGTACGTGTAAAAGCGATAACACCAATGTCCTTTTGTATGCACTGGATTGACGATAAGGAAACAATAGTTGATTTAAGAAAGGAGTAGGAAAAAATGAGTAGCCATCAAAGTTCATCAAGGGTACGGATAATTCCGGCAAAAGCTAGAACGGGCCGAACGGAAGCGAATCCTGGTGGACAAAAGAAACGGATTGCAGTGTATGCCCGAGTATCCACTGACTCAGAAATGCAGGCAAGCAGTTATGACCTCCAAGTGGCTCATTACAAGGATTATGTAAGTAAAAACCCTGCTTGGACACTTGCAGATGTGTATGCAGATGAAGGGATATCAGGGACCTCAACAAAGAACCGTACAGAATTTAATCGAATGATTCAAGACTGTGAAGAAGGGCGGATTGACTATATTTTGACTAAGTCAATCAGTCGCTTCGCACGTAACACATTGGACTGCATATCAATTATCAGGAAGTTAAAAGGGCTCAAAAGTCCAGTTGGCGTTTTTTTCGAGAAAGAGAATATTGACACACTGGATTCAAAGTCAGAGCTTTTCTTAACCATTTTATCCTCGATGGCACAGGAAGAAAGCCGTAGCGTAAGTGAAAACACGAAGTGGGGAGTGCAGAAGAGATTCCAACAAGGAATAGTTCATATGCCAACCACGTTTTTCCTAGGTTATGACACAACTGAAGATGGAGAAATAGTCATCATCGAAGAACAGGCAAAGGTGGTTAGGAGAATTTTCCGAGAGTTTTTAGAAGGAAAAGGATGTCCAAGCATTGCTAGAGATTTAATGAGAGACGGGTTAAAGACGGGAAAGGGAAATAAAACGTGGACAGGAGATTCGGTCTATAAAATCTTGAGACAAGAGAAGTACCAAGGACATTGTTTAGCTCAGAAGACCGTCACGCTCGATTTTTTATCGCATAAAAGGGTACGCAACACAGATATCCAACCGCAATATTTTGTGAAGAACACCCATCCAGCTATTATCAGCGAGGAAACATTTGAAGCAGCCCAACAGGAAATGAAAAGACGAAGTTTGATGATGCGGGACCCTGATAAAAAGTATCGGCAGCACTACAGTGGAGTTAGCCCATTTTCCAACGAGTTCTTTTGCGGCGAATGCGGAAGGCCGGTTATACGAAGAAGGATGACCTCTAGTAGAAAAGGAGAGAAGTATTACATTTCTGGTTGGCAATGCAGAGTCACCGCAGGAAGAGATCCAGACTATAAGGACTGTAAAACGAGCTATGTCCAAGAAACGGATTTAGAAAATGCCTTTATGAAAATCATGAGGGAAATGAAAGAAAACCTTGATGAAGTAAAACAAGAAGCGCAGCGAGCCATTGAAAAGGCATCCCTCTCACCACCGGAACAACAGCGGCTGGAGGAGCTAAATGCACAAATTGAAGCTATAACCGATCGCATCAGTGACTTGGCTGCGAAAGAATCTACGACAAACGATGCCATCTATGACGCGACATTGAGGCACTTGATTTACGAACAAGAAATACTCCAACAGGAGCGGGATAGCCTGGAGGACAACATGCAAGAACAACTTTATTTAGAAAAGCAATTCCAATCCCTCCTAGACTCAATAGAAGAAACTGAGAACCTAGAGGATTTTGATGTGAAGCTTTTCAAAAATACAGTTGAGCGAGGCATTATTTACAAAGAGCGAGTGGTTGAATTTCAATTTAAATGCGGTGTAAAACGGACCATTTGCGCAAGGGAACGAAAGACACCCAAGAAGAAATAAGCACAATTTAATCGAATAAACATAAACCTCTTTCCACCCGGAAAAAGAACTTGAAAGTTCTCGGGATGTGAGTGATAGATGGACACGAACCATTATCACTTACGGGAAAGAGGTTTTTATTATGAATGAATTTCAAAAAGGTATGTGGGTCCGTACCTTATGGGATCCAGTCAAGGAAAGAGAGGAAAGCCCACTCCATGGAGACAAGCAAGTTAAAGTCGCAGCTTATTGTCGAGTGAGTACCGACTTTGAGAATCAGATTCGCTCACTGGAGAATCAGGTACATCACTATACTCACTTAATTAGAAGCAAACCAAATTGGAAGTTTGTAGGTGTGTATTTTGATAGTGGCACAAGCGGTAGTAATGCTAAAAAGCAACGAGGACTACAGCGATTGCTTCGCCATTGCGACGAAGGTAGAGTCGACTACATTCTTACCAAAGATGTATCCCGCTTAACGAGAAATGCGGAACATTTGATGGAAATAGTAGAGGATCTTAAAGCTAAAAATGTGGGGATTTACTTTGAAAAGGAACAAATTGATACATCTATTACGTTTAATCAATTTTTACTCACCACTTATGCAGCCCTTGCCCAAGAAGAAATCGAGAACCTATCTACCTCTACAAAATGGGGATACGAGAAAAAGTTTCAAAAAGGTGAAGCTAAATTCTCTAGACTATATGGCTATAACTTAGTTCGAGGGGAGTCAGGAAATACACTTGAGATTAATGAGCAAGAAGCGGCGGTTGTGCGTAACATTTTTGATTGGTTTTTACAAGGGTGGTCGAGGGCTGAAATTACAAGAGAATTATATCGGCAAGGGATTAGAACAGCTAACGGAAAAGATAGATGGTTGGCTTCCAATATCAAAAAAATGCTAATGACTTACACATACACGGGAAATATGATGGCAAGAACTGCGACCAGAGATCTTTTCACTCACAAAATGACTTATCACGATCGAGAGGAGATTGAGATAGAAAACACCCACCCTCCAATCATCAGTCGGGAAGTTTTTGATGAAGTGCAGAGGCGTATAGAAAGCAACAAAAGAAATACAGGAACACCAACGAAGAGAAATCGACCGGCATTCTCTCAAAAGCTCATTTGCCATGCCTGTGGATATCGATATAAATTTTTTCCTAGTCCTAGAATTGACTACTGGAAGTGCGCTTCAAGTAATGCCAAAACATGCGATGCTGAAAACATTAATGAAGAGCAGTTAAAACAAATGGCATTACAAGCGATGAGCTTAAAATATGAATTGAATCAATCGGATAATCTTGCCCAGTTGCTGAAAGAACTTAAGGCGACCAATCAGCAGGACCATTTTGAATTTCATCGGTTGAAATGGTTAACGGAATTAGAGATAGCAAAGGAAAGTAACGAAGATCCAGAAAAGATACATGCATTAGAAAAAGAATATCAAGCGTTTGAAAAACAGGTTGCTCAAATAGAAGATGATCGTCCTTTTCGTGTAAAGACATTGGAATGGCTAGAAGCACTACAGTCTATGGAAGACTTTCACCGTAACGTAACGACGGAATATCTACGTGCATGGATTCATCAAATCACTATAGAAGATGAAAGAAACTATCAAGTTGAATGGTTTGATGGGACAAGCCTGACGGTTGGTCGATTATCTGAAAGCAAATCCATTCATTCATCTCAAGAAGAAAAACCAAAGAAAAAAGAGAGCCCCAAGAAGGAGGTGAATCAGGAACTGACCCTTCTCGATGAACATGGGGCTTTAAAAGAGAAGAGGGAAAAAGAAATGAATACTACGGTTGAGCGAGAAGTACAAAAGATAGAACCAGGTGAAGGAAAGGCCATTCTTGAAACGATTGGGAACGCACGGATAGGAAACGAAAAGCCTGACCATTTGCAAAAAAGTAAAAAAACACTCAAGACAGCTGCTTACTGTAGGGT